TTCACCTCGCGCTTCACCTGCCAGCGAACGCCATTGGTGATGTAGTCCCACTGGTCGTCGCCCATAGAGCTGCGAACAAGCATCTTGCACTGCTGAGAGTCGATAAGCGTGCGGTTGCCCTGAGCCTTGAACTCGCGAAGCTGTGCCTCGGCCTTCACTGCCTCATCGTACGGAATCTCCATGTTCTGGTCGGCAAGGTACTTGGACACAATGTTTGTCATGCCACGCTTCTGCAGATACAGGTCGTCGGGTACGGGGATAACCGTGTTCGGGTCTACCCACTTCTGCGTCTCGTACAGAGCGTTGCCCATACGGACAAGCTTCGTGCCGGCCACAATCACATTGGTATTGCTGGCTGTTGGAGAGGTACTTGTGGGAAGACTGCCGTACTGGTCGGTGGCGGCTTGCTTCACACCATTGGTTGCTACGCAGGTGATGGTGTCGTCGCTGTTCACACTCTTCACAAACAGCTGCAGAGGACGGCGACTCTTCACGTTACCTGTGCCGGTAACATAGTCGTAGCCCTTCACGCCCTTCACCTTCAGCGTGTCGTATGCGCGTACCTTGCCCTTGTCGGAATTGACAAGAGTGATAACGTTGCCGCTAACCGATGCTACGGTTACCATGGGAGTGCCCTGGTCGATGGCATAATGTTTTACCTCCATACTCTTCACGTTGACACGCTTTGCCATCAGCATCAGCTGCATGAAAGCGTTCTTGTCACGCTCAAACATGAAGATTCGCTTGTCAACTTCGGGCATGACAAGTTCGCCCATACCGCCGCTCGCATTCTGCACACCGCTGACGGTAGTAGGTGCACCACCTACATGTGTATCAAGACCGGCAGTGCCTGCACCTGTGGTAGGAACAACGCTGGTCGGAGTACTTGCACTTCCAGACTGCTGAGTCTGGGTTGTTGTTACTTCTTGTGCCATTTTCTTTTTTCTTTATTATTGTTAATACTATGTTTATTCTCTTGTTCTTTTAACCGATGCTTCTCTTTATGAGGCTCGCGTTTCCTGTAGCCTTTCCTGCCTCCATCAAAGCACTTACCGATGTCATGCAACCACATAGTTGTGTCTGCAGACCTGCGGTGCCTTTGGAGGGCGCTCGCACCTTGGGAGGAGGGAATTCCACGCTAACACTCATTCAATCCTAAATCGTCAATGGTTAATCGTCAATGTTCAATGCTCTTAGCTTGCTGCCTCTGCATAATCGAAGATGTTATAGCCTTTCTTCCCTGATGATGGAGTATTGCCCTTGCCGCCAAGACTGGGCATGCCGTCGCCACCTTTGGGCTTGCGAAGCTTCTCTTCAATACGCGTGTTCTTGCCCTGAACAATACCTTCCTGGTTCGCGGTCTCAACATCGGCATCGTGGTTGATGGCCTTCATTGCCATGTCAAGCGCATCAGATGTCAACTTGCCTACTACCATGTCGTTGACGATGCTAACAAGCAATGCGAGCGCGGCATCTATCTGTTCGTCGCTCAGACCATGTTCCTCTTGGTAAGCGTCTCTTACCGACTTCGACTCAGAATGGTTCTGCTCGTAAAGAGCATCCAGCTCCTTTTCCTTGGCAGTACGCTCGGCAAACTCCTTGTCGGCTGCTTCTATCTGTTCCTGCCATTCGGGGTCTTCCATTACATCCTTGAACTCCTTGCCGTAGCGACGTACTAAAGCCACTACGGGATGAACGCCGTCATGCCATTCGGACATGAAGTATGCGCTCCTCGGGTCGCTCGCGTACATGTCTACAATGGCCTTCTCTTCGGCCTTGTAACGCTCTAAATCCTTGTCGTAAACATCGAAATCATCGGAGATTTGGCCGTAAATCGCATCATCATCTGAGAAATCTTTGTCAGGATAGCGATTTCTCAGGCGTTCAAGAACTAAATCGCGCCTGCTTTTAACTTGTTTATTATCAGCTGCTGCCATACCTTACATTTGTTTTACATGATTTTTTACAGCACAAAAATAAGCATTTATAAGCGACCGCTGATGTTATCTTTATCAATGCGTGAATTAACTTTGCAATCGGATTTATATGAATGAAGTCTGAAATGAAATACACTTGTACTAATACCTTGCAACAACAGAGGGACAAAGACCTCATGCGTGTATATCATGAACTCATAAGTTCTGCCAAAGAGATTAGAATGATGAATATCTACGAGCAGATTGTTATGAGGCCGGCTAAAAGATTCTGGGTGAGTGAAGAAAGGGCTGCTGTAGTTATTGCTGCCATGATGAACGGCAACATGCTGCAGAAGATGAGGAAGACTAAACGAGAGATGTTCCAGGAAATATTCAGGCGTGCCATGCGGATAAAAAAAAGTAATCCTAATATGACACCATTCGAACTGGCGACGCTCGTAGTCAAACAACCTGCACCTAAGTTCTACCTTACTGCTGTATCGGCAAGAATATATATCTTAAATGTCAAAAAGAAATGGTACGAAGAACGAAGAAAGAAACTGCGACATCTGTTCTGTTAGGGGATGATGCCGTTCGCAACGCATCGCTTTCTGAGGCCATCAACAATATATTAGCTGAGAACGAGCTACGAAACGAAGCAATTCGCGCCAAGTTCAATCCCATAACTGGTGAAGGCTCTATCGGAGAGAGGAGAAAAATCGGGATTTCCGATTTTCCTATACCGGTACAGTATATACCGGTACGGATGATGCAGGTGCCGCTTGTCAGACAGCTTGTTGAGGCTGGCTCAGTGGAAGCGTTCTTCCATGAGCTTACAGACGGAAAGGCTGAATATACCAACGAGGAAAGGCAGAAAATCATTGAGCAATATGTTCGCATTCGATGCCGACACGACTTTGCATTTTGGGCGGTGCTCTATGTGTTCATAAAAAACAAGGGTGGGGGAGAAGATATACACTTCCGGCTCAACAGACCGCAAAGGAAACTTATTGCTCGCTTAGAGAAGAAACGTATTGCCGGGAAACCGATACGTCTCATTCTTCTTAAAGCGCGTCAGTGGGGTGGCTCTACGGCCATACAGATTTACATGGCATGGCTACAGCTCATTCATAAGGTCGGACTCAACAGCCTCATCGTCGGACACGTCAAGGATGCTTCCAACGAGGTGAAGGACATGTTCGACCGCATGATTAAGGAGTACCCCATCAGCATGCTCTATAAACTCTGTGAAGCATACAACGAGAAGGAGCCTAAGATGGTCGGCGTTGGTAATAGCGGTAACATTCACCGCATACCGCAACGCAACTGCAAGATAAAGATTGGTACGGCCGAAAAACCCGACTCTGCACGTGGTGGTGACTACAACCTCGTTCATTGCACGGAGGTCGGACTATGGAAAAAGACGGAAGGCAAGACACCTGAAGACATCATTCGCTCTGCTTGTTCGGGTATTCTCCTGAAGCCGTACACCATGATTGTGTACGAATCCACCGCCAACGGTACTGGCAACTTCTTCCATCGTGAATACCTCGCAGCGAAGAACGGAAAAAGCCAGTTCGATGCCATGTTTGTCGCTTGGTTTGAAATCGAGCAATACGCCGTTCCGTTTGTTTCGATACAATCGAAACATGACTTCGCCTCTTGGCTCTACGCTAACCGAAACAATGAAGCGGCCAACTCGGACCGAGAGGAACCTGGTACGTATCTGTGGTGGCTCTGGCAGCAGGGAGCTACACTCGAAGCTATCAACTGGTACATTCAGGAGCGCTCTAAGTACACTTCGCATGCCGACATGGCTTCTGAATACCCATCCAACGACATCGAGGCATTCACCTTCTCGGGGCGACGTGTCTTCTCTGCGGAGGATGTCGAGCAGTTCAGGGCTGCATGTCGGCCTCCAAAATGGAAGGGAGAAATATACGGACGTGCTGACGAGGGTGAACAGGCTATCGAAAACCTGCGGTTCCAAAAGGAAGAGAACGGACGATTGTTTATGTGGCAAGATGTGGAGAGGGATGAGGAGGAGGAAGTGCTCGACAGATACCTTGTCATTGTCGATGTCGGGAAGGGACACACCGAAAAAGCTGACTTCGCGGATATTCTTGTCATTGACCGACTATATATGATGGACGGAGAACAGCCTACAGTCGCCGCAGAATGGCATGGACATATCGACATGGACAAACTGGCATGGAAAGCTGCACAGGTGGCGGCATACTACAATAACGCGCTGCTTGTCATTGAGAGCAACACGCTCGAAACAAATAATACTAAGGGTGAAGCAGAGTATATCCTTACGCTAGTGAGAGACGTGTACGGAAGTCAGCTCTATGCACGTAAGCAGAGTGCAGAAGATGTGAAGCAGGGACTGCCGAAAAAATACGGGTTCCACACTAACACGCTCACAAAGCCTCTCATCATACACAACCTGAAAACCGTCGTGCGCGAACATCTCTACATCGAGCGTGAAGAAGAGTGCCTGGACGAATACCTCACATACGTCGAAACGGACAAGGGAGGATTCGAGGCAAAGGAAGGATACCACGATGATAGACTCATGACGCGAGCAATCGGCATGCAAATCTGCTTCCACGAAATGGATATACCACGTATCGTGAAGAAGAACGAATCAATAAATAAGATAATGAGAAAGAAGGCTGTTTCGGCAGCTACAATTTAATTATTAACCATTTAATTTTACAACTATGTTCAACAAAATCAGAAGGTTTTTTGATGCAAATCGTTTCCACAATGCCATTAAGATGGCTGACAACAAATTCGAGAAGACTGGAGAACGCCAGTACATACTTTTACAAACTGACGGACAGTTTGTCGTTATGAATAGGCACATCTTCCGACAGATGAAGAAGGAAGGACGCTTGCCGAGCAACGTTGACATATTGACGCTTGAACGTGATTGTCTCTACCATACGCCATACGCCAACGGTTCAGGTGCATGCAGCAAGGAGAAGTTAGCGGACAGCCTTGAACGATACCTACGTTGGTGCAAGCTTGACAGAGAGCAAAAAAAATATATCAAACGCCAACAGAAGCTTGCCAGGAAAGCTAAGAAGTAACAAAAGGAGAGGGGTAGTCACATTGACTGCCCCTCTCTCTTATGAAACTCATGTCTTGTCTGTTGCGTTTCCAACGCAAACATATCACGCCGCACCGCGCATCGCTCCATACAGCTGCTCCACTGCCTGCTGGTTCGCTCCCTGATGAGCTCTCTCTGCAAGCTCCGGAGAAAGTCCTTCTGGCATTTGCCCATTCTCCAGCTGCTGCTTCTGACTCTGTATGTTCTGCAAAAGCTCGTCGCCAAAATCAAACTTACCTATCTGTAGCATCTGCTCAAGGCTGATGGCTTGCATCTCGAATAGCTTAATAAGGAAGTCGTTGACCGTATTCCTATACACGGGACTGGCCTTGCTCTGCTGGATGCTGATGTCTACCTCTATGTCGCGTATCTTCTGTGGGTCATACACTACGGCCTTGCCACCTACGATGCTCAACGTCTTCTTATGGTCATAGAACTGCTGTATGTTCTTGATGTCCTTGTATGCCGCGTCAAGCGTGAAATCTTGGAACGACTGCAAGATGTCGATGAGGCTTACGCTTGCGTTCTGTGCCATCAGCTCGGCATGACTGCCACTCTCGCCCGAGAAGCTGGCTTTGCCCTGTAATGCTGCATTAACACCGCTGATGTCCTCGAAGAACTTCAACTGCAAGCTGAGCATTTCGTGCAATCCAATGTTTGTAGAGTTGGCGCTTACCTGCTGAGGAACGACACCGCTCTTGCTCGGCGTATAGACAATAACACCATTGAACTTCGCCCATGAGTCTGCAAAATCCTCGGGACTCTGACCCTTTAGGCAGTCTTCGGGAACAAGCAAAGCGCCCTTCGCGCTTGCTCTGATGATGAAGTCCTGCATCACAATCAAACGGTTCGTGTAACGCTGCTGGTCTAATACGTCCGAAACGAAACTGTGTATCTCGCCATCGAGGAATGGATATGCCTTGAACACGTAGGGGTGACTGCCATGGGCGAAAGGTGACTCGCCTTCGTCTATGATGTCACCAAACGGAGAAAGGATATAGTAATACCAATAGGAATCTATAAACCACTCTGCCTTGATGAGGGGAATGTCCTCTGCTTCCATACCGGCTTCTGTGCCACGCTGCAGGCGGCTCGCATTCTCTGCTGCTACCATCACGTCATAGTCCTCTATGTCTATCTTATACAGTTCGCCGCTGTTGTAGTCACGGCATCTGTACCTCGGCTTGCTCTCCTTCCGCCACACCTCTATGATGCGGCAACGGCTTTCGTCCTTCGGCATCAAGAAGTCGGTGTCAACATGGTCTCTGTTATAGCCAAACTCATTCCAGTACGTCACAAGGCCATATTGGTTACGAGCGGCTTTGTAGATTTCTGCAAGACGTACATAGTCGGAAGGGCTCTTGGCAAGCTGCTCGCACATCTCACCATAACTTACGTCGTGTATCTCACCGATAAAGGTACAGTCCCAACCGCGAAGGTCACGCATATTGTTGTCAAGGATGATGTTATCAGGC